ACGACGTCAACGGTTCCGTGCGCCCGCACGTGGAGACGCTCGATCCGGCGGAGTACGTCGGTGTCGACCAGACCCTCGGTCCCCGGGTCGATCTGGCGGTCCCGGCCGAAGATCTGGTGCGCCGGTTCGGCGAGGCCGCGTTCGATGTCGTGCTGTCGTTCGAGATGCTGGAGCATGCCGCCGACTGGCGCACCTGCCTGACCAACATGGTTGGTGTCCTCGCCGACGACGGTCTCCTCGTTCTGACCACTCGCTCGCCGGGGTTCCCGTATCACCCGTTCCCAGATGATCATTGGCGGTTCACGCCAGAGGTGATGCGGGAGATTCTCGACGAGCTCGACCTCAAGGCCGAGGTCGTTGCGGATCCCGACCCGAAACGACCAGGTGTGTTCGTCCGGGCCGTGAAGCCACCGAACAGCAGTCCAGGCGTGATCACGGTCGAGGCGGAAGGGGTCCGATGAGAATCCTTCGCTCTTGGCCGGCGACCGTACCCGCAGGGCGCGCGCACGTTGTCGACAACATCGAGCGGCTGGTGATGGACGGCTACGACTATCGGGTCCTCGGTGATGTCAACGATGACGTTCTGCTGCTGGAATGGGACATCGCTGTCGGACTGGAAGACCTGGAACGGTTCGCTGCCGCTGCAACTGAGGATCCAGGCCGAGTACTGGTCGCCCCTTACCGGCTCTACAGCTACGCCAGTGGTCGACCGCATCTCGGCCGCTGGGCGCATCGCCGCTACGAGGGTGATCCGGCTACCGGTCACCTACGCCATGTCGACGAGAACGACACGGCATGCCACCTGTTCGGACTCGGGATGACCTATCTGCCGAGAGACATCACGCAGGCGTTCCTTGCTGCGTGGGACGGCCGGGTATGTGACGTGAGCCTCTCCGGCTGGCACTACCGGAACATAACCCCGGAAGTCCCGATCGCCTGGGATGTCCGACCGGTTCACCTGCACTACGACATCCCATAGGAGAAGGTCCCATGGATTACCAGAAAATCCCGCAGGTCGAGGCACTCGAGCAGGAGCGCGCGAACTGCGTGGCCTACGGCAACACTCCCCGCGTCGCCCAGATTGACCGGCAGCTCGCGGAGCTCGGAGTCAAGGCGAAGGCCGCCGAAGAGCGCAAGGCTGCAGCATCGGACGACGCGAAGAGCAAGCCGCCGCAGGGCCGGTCGGTGAAGCCCACCGACAGGACCGCACAGAAGGACGACTGAACCGGCGATGGCGCTCGGCGACAGCTACGCCTCGGTGGAGGAGTTGAAGAACCGCCTCGGCATCACCGACAACAACGACGACGGCCGTGTCGGAGATGCGCTGTCGTCGGTGTCACGCGAGATCGAGGGCACCTGCGGCCGGCAGTTCAACAAGACCACGAGCGCCAGTGCACGGATCTTCTACCCGCACGACGCATGCTGGGCGACGGTCGACGACTTCCACACCACCACTGGGCTGGTGATCGCCGTCGACCAGGGTGACGACGGTACCTATGAGACAGCGTGGGTCGCGGCGGACTACCAACTGGAGCCGCTGAACGGCGTGGTGGACGGCGAGCAGGGCTGGCCGTACTTCAAGATCCGGGCGATGTCGTCGCAGGTGCTCCCGACGGGAGTTCGCCGCGCGCCGCTGCAGGTGATTGCGCAGTGGGGCTGGGCTGCCGTGCCGGCACCGGTTAAGGAAGCCTGCCTGATCCTCGCGGCCGAGACGTTCAAGCTGAAGGATGCCCCCTTCGGCGTGGCCGGCTTCGGTGAATTCGGCGCACTGAGGGTTCGCGACAACCCGATGGCGGCAAAGAAGCTGGCGCCGTACATGCGCCTGGGCGGATTCGCCTGATGGCTATCACGATCGAACAGATCATGCTCGGGATCGAGACCCGGCTCGCCACCATCGCGGGCCTGCGGGTCGCCGAGTACTCCCCGGACCAGATCAACCCGCCTCAGGCGATCGTCGGCGTACCGCCTGTCCCGGACTACCGGCGGACGTTCGGCGCCGAGGGCTACCTCACTGTCGAGCCGACCGTCACGGTGCTCGTGTCGGCGGCACTCGATCGCACGGGTCAGATGAAGCTCGCGTCGTACACCGACAAGACGGGCGACCAGTCGATCTATGCGGCGATCGAGGCCGACAAGACGCTCGGCCTCACTGGGGTCGAGTGCATCGTGAAGAGTTTCGAGCCGCTCGGCCTGCGTGATGTCGGTGCCCTCGGCTACTACGGCGGCGTGTTCCGACTCGCCTGCATCGCTACCGGCTCATAGGAAACGGAGAACACTGTGGCAACCCTGACAACTCAGTCGATCACGCGGGCCGGGGTGACTCCCACCTACGCCGCCGTCGCTGTCGGCGGCGACGCCTGCGAGGTAGGCGACGACATCTACCTGCATTTCAAGAACACGAACGCCGCGACGCGCACTGTGACGCTGGCGATCCCCGCCGGTGCGTCGACTTACCCGAACGTGACGTACACGAACGTGGCCGTGGTGGTCCCGGCAACCACCGGCGACAAGCTGATCGGCCCCATCTCGTCGCTGTTCAAGGATCCGACGACCGGGCTGTGCACGATCACCTACAGCGCCGACACGAACCTGACTGTCGGCTGCTTCAAGCTGCAGGCGCCGTGATGAACACCTACAAGGCTCTGACGACGGCCGCTGTCGCCGCGTTCGCTGACGGTGTGTTCGAGCGGGAGTTCACTGCGACCGAGGAACAGGACCATCTCGGTTCAGGTCTGCTCGAGCTGGTGCCGCGCACTTATCGGGTGCTGTCCAACAACTACGCCGCAGGCAAGCAGGGCGACCTCGTCGAACTGGCGCTGCTGGTCGATCACGAATCCGCCCTGATCCAGGGCGGCCACATCGAACGGGTCGACAAGCCTGCGACTCGCAAAACAGAGAAGGAGAAGTAGGCAATGGCGATCTTCACGATGACCGATTGCTTCGTCAGCATCAACGGCGTCACGCTGTCCGACCACTCCAACTCGGTGACGGTCGAGGACAACCGCGCCGAGGTGGACATCACCGCGTTCGGTGCCACGAACAAGACGATCACCAAGGGCCTGGGGGACGGCAAGATCACGGTCGGCATGTTCCAGGACTTCGCTGCGGGGAAGGTTCACGCCACCCTGCAGCCGCTCATCAGCTCCACCACCCCCGTCACTGTTGAGGTGCGGGCGACGAGCGCAGCGCGGTCGGCGACGAACCCCGGTGTTGTGATGAGCGCGCTGCTCATGAACTACACCCCGCTTGGCGGCAGCATCGGCGAGGCGTCGGGGATCACGGCGGAGTTCCAGAATGCCGCGCAAACTGGGATCACTTACCCCACTTCCTGATGGCTGACCTGGAGATCCAGGGCGTGGACCAGTTCGTGCGCGTCGCGAAGGCACTCAGACAGGTCGGCGACAAGGAACTCAAGCGGGAATTGCGCCTCGCGATCAAGGACGCGGCCACACCGATGACCGACGAGGTCCGCGACCAGGTCGCGCAGTACCTGCCCGACAGGTATGCGGCGGTGCTGGCACCGGCCTTGAAGACTGGGCAATCGTGGCGCACCGGTGGTTCTACGGTCGGTCTGGTGCTGACCGGCTACGCGAAAGGCAAGCGGAGCCGCCGCCACGTCAAGGCGATCAACAGAGGCGTCCTGCGGCGCCCGGTGTACGGCAACCGTGAGGCGTGGGTAGCACAGCAGGTGAGGCCCGGGTTCTGGGATGAGCCGCTGGCGAACGCCAAGAGGCTGCCGACGTGGCAGATCCGCAAGGCATTGCGCGACATCGCACGGAAACTCGACCGCAAGTACTGAACCAGCGGGGCCGCTTCCCTGACCGGGCGGTCCCGCTGCCTTCCAAGGTCAGGAAGGTCAGGAAGGTCAGGAATGGCAACCAAACTGAACGTCTCGTACGTCGACGGCAAGAAGATCACGGTCGTCGCGAGCCCCCGCGCGCAGGTGATGACGGAGCGCTACTACGGCGGCATCACCAACGAGCGGAAGGTCGAGGCCAGCTACTACCTCGCGTGGGCGTCGCTGAACAAGGCCGGTAAGGAACCCGCCGACTTCGAGACGTGGCTCGATCTTGTCGAGGAAGTGGAGGAGGCCGAGGCGACGGACCCGGACCCTACCCTGCCGGCTCAGCCCACCGATACATCGTCCAGCTGAGCGTCGCCACGCACATTCCGTTCGCGGTCCTCCTCGAGGAGGACTGGAAGACGCTGCGCACCTACGCCGACGTCCTAGCCGAGATGCACGGGAAGGGGAAGCCTGATGGCGGACACGATACTCTCCTTCAACGTGCTGGCAAAGGATAACGCCAGCAAGACGTTCGACAACGTCGGCAAGTCGGCCGGGCGACTCGGCAAGGTCACGGCTGGTCTCGGCAAAGTCGCGAAGACTGGCGCGGTGGGGCTGGGTGTCCTCGCCGCCGGCGCCGCGGCC